ACCACCCCAATTTGTATTTCCAGTAGCACCATTAGTATCTACTAGAACTCTATCAAAACTTGTAGCCGCTGTTTGTGCAGGAAAATTAACATTGATACGCATACCATAGCCGTATTGGAAAGTACCTAACGCCCAAGAAGTCGCCGCAGTTGCACCCGATGAAGTCGGCCCGGTTGCTGACATTGGTTGAGCCATATTTCCATAATAATAAGATGTAGAGTTATCCGTACCACTTGCTCGCACTTTGAAAGTGTTCGTGGCAGAAGTTGAAGTTGGATTGATATAAATTAAATAATTTGTATAAGTAGTTGTAAAGCAATTATTGACGCTAAAACTTGTCACACTTGAAAATGTTCCGGATGTAACTAATTTAACTGCCCCACTTGCTGGTGTTGCCCAAGCCAATCCAGTTGATGCAGTTGAATCCGCGGTCAATACTTGACCATTACTTCCAACCGCTAGGCGGGCAGGAGTGTCATTTGCAGTAGCTGCGATGAGATCGCCTTTAGCATCGACGATAGTATTTTGGATAGCGTTGCTGTCATCTTGAGCGACCCAGCTAAAGTCCATATCTGTATTAGAGGCTTTAGCTAGTACCTGTCCCGTGGTACCGCCCTTGAGATCCACCATCGAGGTATCGATAGCATCTCCTAGAGCTTCCATCGCCGTAGCGCCATCTTTAACTAAATCGGTGGAGGTTGGCACCGGCCAGCCGAAATTAGGGGTTGTAGTTGCCATTATGTTAGTCCTCCGTATGCGTTCTCCCAGATAAGTGTAGCGTTTACACCTGTCCATATTAAGGATCCGGGGCTCACCGTTGCCCATTGTGGCGCGATTAGTGAGAAATCTGTAGGGCTTAGGGTTAAAGTAAAATCGACGTAGCTAGGTGTAGCTCTAATAGCAAAACCCTCTACAAAGCCGTTAAATTGACCGTTAAACATATTGTTAGGCAGGTCGCTAATAATGACCGGCTCACCAAAAAATATATCGATAATTTTATTGCGCTCGGTATCAGGCATATCAGCGTTATCTAATCTAAAGCTAATCGCCTGTAGCTGTTCGCGTGGAATAGCGCGGAGGCCGAGCTCGCGATCCATTACATCGAGTACATCGCTGAGGTTATGCAGGTTGCTACTAAAGCTACGTTGATAACGCCCATAGGTCGCGATCGAGTCCGGGTCGCTATCGGTAGCCTGAGAATTATAGTTATTGCCATAGTTATATACAAGCGAGTTACGGATCTTGCCGATCTGTAGGATCGACTTAACGCTCGTAGGTATGGCGTAATTAGCTGAGATAGTTTTATAGCCATTAGCTGAGAGATAGGTCGTACGGTGATCGGCATCGGCATAACAAACTCGTCCCTGTTTGTCCTCGTAAATCTGCCCTAAAGCACTCTGAGCGATCTGAGCGCATATGTTATAGCTGCTAAACGGATCAGCTGAGCGAGAAATCATCTCGTAGAGGCCCGGCGTATCGATCTCGCCTAAACCTACGTTTTCAGCATTGGCCCACGTAGTCGTAGGGTCATAATCTGCCCATTGGAGCGCCGGAGCTACCTCAAACCAGCTGTTAATAAGTAACTCATTAAGTACGTCGTAAATCTGATCTCCATCATAGGTTTTAGATAGAGCATCGGGAAATAGCGCCTTAGTGAGTTTAGCTAGTGATCCGACAGCTAAAACGTTACCTACGGTTACGAACCCATACTCCTCAGGGCTACGTACTGAAATGCCAAAATCTGATACCTCGCCGCCAAACACAGGTACGTAAACACCTGAGCTGTTTTTAAGCTCGAGTACGAGCGTATCGGTTACATCGATATCGAAAGCCTGCGAGTTAGTATTTAGGATCTCCATACGCGCATACCCGGCGTTGCATTGGAGATCGATATCATCTCGGCCGGTAGCCATCGTCACGCTTAGGACGTTTGTATACACCGTAGTACCGACAGTAATACGCCACTCAGGCAGCCACGCACTCATTGTATGTAGATACCTGTATCTCGATTGGTGGAGGTACCTCGGTAGGTAGATTGATTAAAGATATCTTGTACAGCTCGAGCGATAGCCTCAGGATCTCCTACGCCTGTCTCGATCTTGATATTAATATCTCGATCAAAGGCACCCGGGCCATATTGAACAGGGATATTAGATCCCATATTAAAATCAACGAGGTTACTAATAGACTCAGCTATACGGAAATCGGCTTGAGATCCGGGAGTCGAGATTTTATTTAGATCGATTAAGTCTTGTACTTGCTTGCTAACCGGTGTAAGTGACGAGGTAACCCCATTATTTCCACCTGAGTAACCTGTATTACCACCTGTACCGACTTTACCTAATAGCGCAATATAATCTTGTAGCGCCTTAAGTCGAGCATCATCGGCCGCCTTTTGTGCTTTAGCTACTCGGTCGATCATAGATAACTCAGCCTGCTCACGTAGTAATACTTGAGTTTTTAACGCACTTGTCGTATTACTTTGAGAAGCCAAACGCGCGATCTCGGTTAGTTGGATCTGTACGCGCTCGCTGTATTGTTCTTTAGCCGCTAGCTGACCAGCCTCCGTAATTGCAGCGTTATATTTCTTAAACGCCTCCTCACGTGCTAGCTCCTTATCGCCCTCGGCCATTTTAGATTTATTAATAGCCTCAAGCTCTGTAAGGAGTTGAGTATTAATCGCTAATAGCGTGGAGTCGCTAATCTCTTTAATACCGGCTAATTTAGCTAAGTCTGCATTTTTCTGTAATGCCGCTAGTTCGCTAATTTTCTTTAGCGCTAAATCTCCGTTTTCATCCTCAATAGCCATAAGAGCCTCAAGGCGTAGGCGTGTCTCTTTGTCATACGTAGCCTGTAATGCGGCTGCAATAGATATACGCTGAGTATCAAAAACGGCAGCGGCTTTAGTAAGAGCTAATTTATTCTTATCTGCGATCTGTTGCTTTTTAGTTAGAGCTAATAACTCTTTAGCTCGCTTAGCAGCCTCAGCCTCAGCCTTAGCTCTAGCCTTAGCGTTTGCTGTTTCCTCGGTTTTCTTATACTGCTCTGCGTAAATACCGCCATATTGACGTTCACTAATCTTGCCCATATAGGCGGAGCCGGTAATCTTGTATAAAAACTTAATATAATTATCTGAGGCTGCGTTAAGTAGTTTAGCCAAACCGACAAAAGGACTAGCAACAGTTCCGGCTACCTTTACAAGATTAGACAAACTATCGGCAAGATCGTTAATAGTGCCGATCATTTCCTCTACTGAGGTATCTCCGGATAATTTCATAAACGCATCTATTAGAGCTTGGCCTAGTGTCTCTTGCAGATTTCCAAACGCCACCCCTAAAGCCTCAGCCTTTCCGGCGTAAGTTTCTAATCGAGCTGCATTTTGGCCGCTATATTGATCGTTAAGAGCTTTTTGTACTTTAACGAAACCGGCCGTAGATAGTTCAGTTTTAGTCAAACCCGTATTGTATTTTGATAGGCCTTTAGTTTGTCCGAGGTATGCAAGGCTAAGATCTTTAGCGACTTGTTCGAGTTCGACACCTGAACCGGCCGACACGTCTAAAGCAAGGGCTAATAATTCTTGAGATCGAGTTACTGATCCTGTAGTAGATAAAAGCCCCTGAAAGGCTGGCCGTAGATGGTCATCGGCTACCGCTGCCGTGCTTTCTAGATCCGAAATAAAACGTTTGATCCGAGTATCCTCAAACTCTAAACCGAGGTTCTTTACAGCTGTAGATAAACGAGTTGCAGCGGCTTCATCCTCAGCAAAAGCCTTAACGGATGCTTTACCAAACTGTACAATAGCGGCAGTACTAAAAGCTACGCCTAGAGACTTAGCAGCATTTTTAGCAAAAGAAGCTACGGACTTTTGACCTTTAGCTAAAGCCTTACCGTCAAAGGTCGTTACGGCATTGACTAATAAACTAGGTAACTGTGCCATTATGCCGCCAAACCGTAACGGCCTTGATTAAAGGCCTCGATCGTTTTAGTAATTGCATTTACGACGGCTGCCTGAGCTTTACCCTCGTCCTCTTTCCACGCTCTAAAAATCATACGGCCGCGCTCGGCTTGAATATCGCCATACAAAGGCCCCATACGACTAATAAAGTGAGCGCCTGCTCCTGGGTTATTAGATTTACTGTTTGGATCTCCGCCCGGGTTTTTACGTCCGGCTGTTTCATAAATAGCGCCGGCAGCTGATCGGTTAGCTACAAAGTAAAGCGCTCGCCATCCGTTACGATTGCGCTTACTAGGTGCCTGCGAGTAATAAATACCTTTTACTACAGTCTGATAATCATAAAGCGGAAATAAACGTAAACGCCCCTCTGTGTTAAAGGTTCGAAACGCTGAGTTTTTAGCCGTGATCTTTCGGCCTACAGTTCCCTCGTTCCAGCCATAAAGATTATCCGGCTGAGGAGATGGTGCGTATCCTCGCGCTTTATCACGCAAGGGCACCATTACCGCTTTAATCTCGGCGTTCATCTCTTTAAGTAGCTCAGGATCAAACTTACGGAGTGCCTTAATGGTTTCCTTAACGCCTTTTACGTCTACTGGCATTTTGTTTAACCTCCTCAGCTTCCTCGTTCAATACTTTTACTAACATCTTAAACATCTCGGGATCGAGATCAAGTATCGCCTGAGGCGCGACCCCTAACCTAATTGATAGCTGAGCCACCAAATAAGTTAGAGTGCCGCGCCCTAAGCTAAAGGTAGATCGTCTAGTACCTCGACCTTAGTTAAGGTGTCTAGAAAATCTGCTCCAAACGGTTTAACAGCTTCGCCCTGAGTACGTAAGCACTCCCACGCTAGCCAATAAACATCGCTCTGTTTTTCGTCATCTCTAAAGGCTTTATGAAAACCTTTTTTAGCATAAAGCTCAAAGGCGTACTCAATACGTGGAGTAATCTGATGCTCAGATACCTCGCCGGTAGCCCTTGTTATTTTGAGTCGTGCCATTTTTTGCCCCTTTGTTTATGTCTTAGACGGTTGTATCTACGACGATTGGTGAGTTACAGGTAAAGGTAATGCTCTGAGTAGAGATATCTCCTACGGCGCCGTTAATATCGGTAGTATTATTTACCAAAATTGTAGTTTGGTACTCAGGGTTAGTAGCTGAAATAGCTGCGCTAGTTTGCTTAAGAGTTAGCGGTACTGTTGTACCCCAAGCTGCCTGCAAAGTAGCTAGTACTTCGCCTGCCGCTGTATCGTTTAGAAAATCTAGCTGTACGGTGCTAGTTTCTAGGCCCTTGGTATATTTTCTGGACTGATCGCCCATAGCTGTTACCTCAAGCTCCTCGAATACGCGGTTAATTGTCGCGCTCGTAACGTGATCGGAAAGGTCTACCGAGTTTAAGGTAACGACCACTCCATTAGATAGAAAAATAGCCATTGGCCTATTCCTCGCTTTCGTTTGTTGGTTTAGTTTCGGTTTTTACTTTTTGCTACTTTGACAGGTGCAGGCTCGTCTACGATCTGCCCGATCTTTCGCAAAAACTTTAGATCATCCTCGGTATATGCCATTGTTTAGCTCCAGCTCGTTAGTACGGATATATTAAAGTCTGCCGTTAATAAATCGCCGCTTTGTACGCTTAATACAGTTGGTGCCGTTAAGCTGCCGACGTTCATAACGATATTAGAGGCCGCTAGTTTGTTATACACAGCTACAGCCATAGTTTCGATACCGTTGAGGTTTCCACGGTTATCCAGCATTGGCACCGTCATTACGACTCGAAAATTGGCCATAGGCGAGATCGTCGCGTAGGTGTTATTACTCGGAGTAATGTAATTATCCGCAGGGATCACGATAACGCTGTTAGCCGTAATTGTTGGCGGTGGAAAATCGTAGGTATTCCAAACGTTTGGATTATTAAGGGCCGCTGCAATAGTGGCGCGTAGTGTAGTTATAGGCGCTGTCATTTTTAGCCGACCATAGAATTAGGGTTCATATATCCAGCGATGAGCCCTCTGATTTTGCCGATCATTGAATTACCGACACGATACGGGCTTGGACTAAAGCCATCTACTGATACGCCGCCGGTTTGGCTGACCTGCCGGGCCTGCCATATATCGACCGCTAGGATCATCGCTGCCTCACGTACGGCCGGTGTAGCTGCGTACGCTGTTGCTTTTGTATCTGCTCCTACAGCTGCGCCATAAGGCAAAATACGAGCAAAATTAAGGTTAGCGTTTGTCTTAGAAAATTGGATAAAGCTATAGCCGTTTGGCCAATTCCACGTATAAGGGCTCCATACAAGGCTCGGGATCTGATTAACCGTACCTGAGCTCCACGGCATCGTGCCGGTAATTGTGTAGGTGCCGTTATAGGTAGCTCCACAATTACTTAAAGTAACGCTCTGCCCGGTGCTAAAGATAGCCGGGTTAGCGATCATTACAGTAGCTATATTATTTTGGATCGTAGCCCCCACTACTGAGGCTGAGTCAAACCATAAAAACTGATTAAGGATATCCTGAGCGGTTTGGCAGACTTCCTCTACCACGCTATCCGGATATAGATCCTGAATACCGAGGTTATCGCGTAACTCTTGCTCTGTTACGTACGTAGCCGCCACCGTTTAACTCCTTATTTTGTTGGGCCGGGAGGGCTCAAAGGGCTAAGAGCCCTCCCGACTACTAGGTATTACTTATGCCTTTTGGTATACCTGAATACCAGCTGGCATCTTGGCGATCGTTGCCATAAATCCGTAAATCGCGACCTGCACCTGTAGGTTCGATACTACGTTTACTGACATATATGCTTGAGGTGAGCGGTAAACAGTAAACGCCTCAGGTGCCAAAATTAGCGCTGAGCCGTCATCTACTGTTGTAGCTGAAAAGTTCTTATCTACGAATAGATCAAGACCTAGTACGTTACCGCGAATAGACTGAGGGCCTACCTGTCCGGCTGCATTCATCGGCTGGATCGCATTATAAATTGGTCTCTTGGTCGTATCGGTTGCGCCCATTAGTAGCTGCCATTGTGCAGCATTTCCTACGTAATTCTGAGCGAAATATCCGGTTCCCTTGTAGACCTTAGCTGCTGCCTCTGAGGCGAAAGCGATAACGCCATCGCTGTCAGCTGTAGTAGCTGTAGCTGATTGACCAGCTGAGATTAGAGCAGCTAGTACTGTTGTATCGATTGTAGTCAAATACGCATTCTGAAGCTGCTGTGTGAGTTCGGCATAAAAGTTGGGATCTGACCGCTCAAGCAACTCAACTGAGATTGTATTCATTCCTGAGTACTTAGATACTGTACCTGTTAGGTATTCAGTAACCATACCTGTATTAGCAACAGCTCCGGCCTCTGCCTCTACTGTTACAGATGGTGCAACACCTGAACCGCCACCGGCACTCGTAACGAGTGACGGTACAGAAATCGTCATACCACTATTAGGCAAAACTCCCTGAGAGCAAGCATCGATAGCAGGTGTACCAAAACGTGTATTAGTTACAAACTCTGTTAGGTACTGAGTAGGGTTAAAAGCTGGGTTTGTAGAGAAAGAGTCATCGGCAGCTGTTACGTAGAGCTTAGACTCGTCGCTACCTAGTGCAGCTTTGATCTTGTGCTCTGTGTATGTTGCCATAGACACAATGGGAGTACGTACTCGCTGTGAGTCTAGTACTGATGGACGGATAATCTTACGAGCGGCCTCGACTTTTTCAGCCTCGACCGGTGTATCTACCGGAGTTTCCGCCGGTGTATTTTCTGGGGCTGTAGTCACAGCTTCCTCGCTTTCGGTTTCTGTTTCTGTTTCGGTTTCTACGATAGTCGTATTAATTACCGTAGTCTTTTCTTTTGTGCTCATACTTGTCGCGGCTTCAAGCGCTGCTCTAGCTGCGGCAATATCAGTAACGGAGGCGCTTGAGAAAGCTGCACTCTCGACGAGGCTAACTTCCTTGAGGACAGCCGCCGTAACTAACAGGTAATCACCCATCGGCTTAGAGGCGGTTACATCCACCCCTACGGATAAGCCGCTTACGAGATTTTCCTGAGCGAGTACGAGCGCATCCTGTCCTCGAGTGCTGCTCGATAAACGGAAAGATCCATAAACGCCATCGGTAGCTTCGCTGAAAGAAATAGCGCGACCTACCGGCTTATCTTGTTGATGCTGCGATAGTAATTTTATTTTTGTTGCATCCGGGATAGCAATAGCCCCACGCTCAAACATAACGGGGCCTGCACTTGTAAAACCGACTTCGCCATATGGTGCAACGAGTCCGGAGATTACGCGGCGCTCTGTATCGGCCGCTTGTATTTCTTGATTAAACGTTAGTAGCACTTTGATCTCCTAGCGGTGTGAGTTGTTCCATTTGTCGAGCTTGGTTTACATCGATTAATTGTAGGTTTAGCATTTTTTCGATAATGTCTAAACGATCCTTAGCATCGCTGCGTAAGAAAGTGTCATCTACAGCAAAACGTACTTGATTAGAGCTATTAGTTATATCGTTCATACTGAGCCTGTCCTCAATAGCTGAGATGTATGGTTGTAATGAGTAAGCTACAAACTCTTTACGACCGTCGATAATATTTTGGTACGTCATTGAGTTATTCATATCGCTAGAGATTAGATACGCCGGAACGTTCATTGATCTCGCAATTTCGGTACTAAGGTATTGGGACATCTCTGTATAGCCCATATCCTTAGGTGAAAAAGAGGTAGGGACATACTCGAGGGTGCTCGTTAAATATGCGGTACTACGATTTTGGCGAGCGCTCTTGAAAGCTGCGAGTAATCCTTGTACTTGAGACTCCGGTAAATCTGCACCATTATTTTTTAGGATACCTGTAGGCATTGGTGTAGCTGCACTTACCGCACTTGCTTTTTGTATGTCATAAGCTGCGCGAATAGTGGTACTAGCGGTTTGTAATACTCCAGGAATAAGTGATTGGAAAGTAACGAGTGATCCAATACCTGCC